TAGACAAGGTGTTGCCATTAGATGAAAATAAAGGCATGATACCAGATATAAAAAAATGGTACACAGCCGAATTTATGTTATAAATATAAGTAAGGAGAATGAGTTTATGATTAAGATTGATGGAAAAGAGTATGATGAAACGCAATTTAGTCCAGAGTTGCAAAATTACTTAACAGTAAGACAAGAAATTCAAGTAGGTAGGACTAGACATGTGGTTGAGATTGAAAAGATTGATGTATTGACAGAACATTACAACAAGAAAATTGTTGAGTTGTTAAAAAAAGAGAAACCAGAAGAGAGTACAGATGGCGGCGATAGCAAATCTAACGATTGACCAAGGAGCATCATTTAGTTCAGATGTCACACTAAAAGATAGTGGCAATGCATTATTTGATTTAACTGGTTATACGGCCTCAGCAAAGATGGCCAAAGGTTATAGTTCTACTAGAACAAGAGTAGCAATGACTACTACTATTGCTTCAGACCCAGCGACAGGTGTGGTTACACTTTCATTAACAGCAACGGAAACGGCAGCCCTAGACGCACCAGCAAGATATGTATATGATTTAGAAGTGACTACAGGTGCCTCAGTAACGAGAGTTATTGAAGGAATTATTAATGTCCGTCCTAATGTTACTACATAATTAAACTTATTTTCTTTATAAATATACAGTAGAAGAGAGAGTTTATGCCGGATATTACAGCTAAGATTAATACAAATACACAATCTGGTCCTCAGAAGGTGGCAGTTACATTACCATCTGCTCAGGCAGCTGGAAACGCAACTCTTCAATTAAAGTTATTGGGCGATGTTGATACTACAAGTTTGGTTGATGGTGCAATGCTACAATACAGGTCGAGTGATGCAAAATTTGTTGCTCGTACAGAAATAGTAACAACAACAGGCACACTAGTGTTTAATTGTGGGAGTTTTTAAGTAAATGGCAACAGTAATTCAAATAAAAAGAAGTTCAGCAACTTCAGCACCAAGCACACTAAAACAAGGTGAATTTGGTTTAACATTCGGAGCCGGCACTCAAGCAAACGGCGGCGATAGACTTTATATCGGTACAGGCGCAGTTGACAGTAATGGTGACGCAAGTTCGATTGATGTAATCGGCGGTAAATATTTTGCAGACTTAAATGACCATGCTCATGGTACACTAACTGCTAGTTCAACTCTTATTGTTGATAATAACTTAGCAATCGACCAATTCATTATAGGTAATTCAACTACAGTCGGTGGCACAATAAAATTTAATGAGGGTACTAACAACGGTTCAAACTTTGTTGGTCTAAAATCCGCAAATGCTTTAAGTGCCTCAACTACATTCACACTACCAACTGCTGACGGTTCAGCAGGACAATTTATTAAAACAGACGGTTCTGGTAATTTAGCATTCGATACTGTTAATCAATTTATTAACTTAGCTGGCGACACAGGAACAGACACATACAATACGGCAGAAACTTTAACATTTGCTGGTGGTGCCGGTTTAGTACAAACAGTTACAGATAACACAGTAACAGTTACAGCAACAGCATTAACAAATGCAAACTTATCAGGTAGTGCAGCTATCACAAATGCTAACTTAGCAAATGATAGTGTTACTTTCGGTTCTACTACAGTTGCTTTAGGAGCTACTAGTACAGATATAGCAGGAGTAACTTCTTTAATTGTTGACAATATGACAATTGATGGTAATGATATATCAACTACAAATACAAATGGTAATTTAACAATTTCGCCAAATGGCACAGGTACAATTACAGTACCAAGTAACTATGAAGAAAGAGCTGGTTTCACAGATAACTCTTTAACAAATAAAAAATATGTTGACACAGTTGCACAAGGTTTAGATATTAAAGATGCAGTTAGAGTTGGTACAACAGCTAACTTAGCAGCAACATATTCAAATGGTTCTTCAGGAGTTGGTGCAACATTAACAAACTCTGGCACACAAGCAGCTTTAGTTTTAGATGGTATCACAATGGTAGTTAATGATAGAGTTATGGTTAAAGACCAAACAACAACTCTTCAAAACGGTTTATATAAAGTTACAAACATTGGTTCAGGTTCAACAAATTGGGTACTAACTAGAACACCAGATGGTGACGAAAGTACAGAAGTTAATGGCGGTTCATTCTTCTTTGTACAAGAAGGTACTGTAAACGGCGACAACGGTTATGTAACAACAAATGACGGTAATCCTACGATTGGTACAGATGCAATTACATTTGAACAATTTTCAGGTGCAGGTCAAGTAACTGCTGGTTCTGGTTTAAGTAAATCAGGAAATATCATAGATGTAAATACTGATGGTAGTTCAATCGAAATTAGTTCAGATGCATTAAGAGTTAAAGCATTAGGTATTACTAACGCTATGTTAGCAGGTTCAATCGCAAGTTCTAAACTAAGTGACCCATTATACTTTACAGACGAAAGTTCTACACAAGGTAATGTAAGATTAGGTGGCACTTTAGAGTTTCTTGCTGGTGAGGGTATCAATACAACTGCCTCAGGAAATACATTAACAATCGCTGGTGAATTAGCATCGACTTCAAATGTTGGTGTTGCATCATTTAGCTCAGACAATTTTGCCGTAAGTGGTGCCGGCGAAGTTACAGTAATCAAAGTTGACGGGAGTACATTTTAATGTTTAAGTGGATTGAAAAATTAGTAGATAAAGTTGTTGGTTCATATCAAGTAGATGAGCCGCCAAAATATCTTAGTGGTAGTTTAGAAAAGAAAACAAAAAAAGAATTAGAAGCTTTAGGTCGTAAAATCGGCATTGAAGTTGATAGAAGATTAACTAAAGCAAAAATAATCAAACAGATAAAGAAGCATAAGTAATGGCAACACAGATTTTACCAAAAAGAAGTGAAACGGCATTAGCCATACCATCAGCAAGTTCATTAGCAGCTGGTGAATTAGCAATGAATATCACAGATGGTAAGTTTTATACTAAAACAACCGGCGGTACAGTTAAAGAAATAGGTGGTGCAGGTGCAGTAACTTTACAAGCAGTTACCACTTCAGGTGCCGTAACTAATAATGACATTACTTTAGATGGCGCAGACATTATTTTTGAGGGTGCATTAGCAAACTCATATGAAACAACTTTAACAGTTGCAGAACCAACTGCCGATAGAACGGTAACATTACCAAATCAATCTGGCGTCTTAGCAACAGAGGGTGACAATTTAGCATTTAGCATTGTCTTTGGAGGATAATAAGTGGCAAGTAGTTTTAAAAACGCAGGACTTGATGTTGGGGTTTTAGATACTTCAGCAGGTAATATGTACACAGCTTCAGGTTCAGGTGTAACTGCTGTTGTTCATGCAGTTTATATTTCAAATTTAAGTTCTACAAACTCAGCTAAGGTAAATGTAAAAGTTACAATAGACGGTGGTTCTACATTTAGACATGTTGGAAGAAGTTTAGAAGTTCCAGCCAACAATACTTTAGTTTTAGATAAACCTATTAATTTAGAAAACAATGATATTATTAGAGTATATGCTGACCCTAATCCAGATAGTTCTTCTGTAGATGTGGAAGCATATGCAAGTATTTTGGAGATTAGTTAATGGCAACTTTAGGATATGTAACACCAGTTGGTCAACAAAGTAAAGAGGGGTTTCATGCCCTTAGACGAACAACCGAAGGCCTTTTATACTACACAAAAGTTGATAAAGACAGTACAGATAGTCTTGATTTTGACGGTGGTAATCCTACAGATAAAAATGGTAACAGACAGTTGCCTTCTAAAGTTGATTACACAGATGAAGTAACAAAATTACAAACAGGAACACAATATTTCGCAGGTGATGGTTCTGATACAACTTTTACATTAACTACACCAGTTTTAGATGGCACAAGAATTGCTGTATTTTTAAATGGTGTAAAACAACCTATTGATGAGGTTTGGACTTATGCTTCAAGTGTGGTTACTTTTAAAGTAGCTCCTTTTAATGGCTCACAAGTCGCAGTAGGTTATGTAAATAAAGAATATAAAAATAATACAAGTGACAAATATCATCAATATGTATTTGAAGATGGTGACGCAACATATTATATTGATGATAATGGTTACTTTGTAAAACGAGAAAACAAAAGTAGAGGGGCAACAGCTTTGACAACAGATGATTTCGCCACGGCAGAGGGTTCAACATATCCTGTAGCGACAACATCTTGGCAATCAGCTGTATAACTTGTATAAATAGTAATATTAAAAGGTAAAAAATGGCAGATTTTAAACTAGGTAGAATTAAATTTAAATGGAGAGGCGATTGGGCTGTCGATACTGCTTACTTAATTGATGATGTCATTAAGTATGGTGGTAATACATATGTCTGTATTCAAAATCATACATCTCCTAACAATCAAAACATATTTTATACAAGTCCAGGTACTTACACAAGTTACTGGTCTTTGCAATCAGAGTCTTTATACAACAAAGGGGCTTATGGTAACAGTACATGGTACAAGTTAAATGACCTAGTTAAGTACGGACAAAGACAATATAGAACAACAACTGCTCACACTTCATCTTCAACAGTTTTAGATACTACTAAATTTGAATTATACCAAGACCAAGTAGATTACAAAGGTGATTGGGTAGCTTCAACTTATTACAAAGTAAATG